AAACTTCCTCCTTCTTAAGTGTAGATCGTAAATACGGTGTGGTATAATCCATCCGAAACAAAAGAGCGGTCGTAGGTGCATTTTGGTAACGCACTTACGGCCGCTTTGATTTTGCTGTCCGGATCTCTGTCCATCACGGTCACCGTGTAGAACGGATGCTGAATGTAGACCCGGTCATTCGCATGGTTGTTTCGGATTCTGCTTTCGCTGTACACGATGCAGGGATATTGGAGCTGGAATCCAGCTTTCGGCTGAAAATAGAGGTGGATCGACGCGGTATTCTCTTTCAGCACTTCGCGTAAGAGTGCGTCAACCTTCAGTCGTGCATTCATTCCAGAGCCCTCCCAGGGTCAGGATCAGGCGCGGGTATTGTACCTTCACGCTGGATACCTGCCATTTCTGTCCCATGAACGTCGCATACCGAAGCTTGTAGAGATGATCTCGTGCAAACGGGTCGGCTACAATGCTCAGTTGGTTTCCCACCGTGATGTCAGGGTTCACCTTGTCCCCCAGCTGCATCTGCCGTCCAAATTCCAGTACATCGCCAAAATATTGGCGTTCGGTCATCTTTTCGGTAAATACACTGGGGGCAGTCTCTTCTACCTCATCGGCAAAGCCAAGCTTTCCGCTGTATTTCATCTCTTCTCACTCCATTTTGATTAGTTACAACTAACTAAAGGGCTGAAAACTCAGTCCTCAGCCTTTGCCGTCCAGGTTGCCGCAGCGCTGCCGTCGTAGGTGATAAAGCCAGTGGCGGTCATTGCCACAGCCTGGAGCACGTTGGTGCCGTCGTCAATCATCAGGCGGCCCAGCTTGAATGCCTTCTCGGCATCTGCCTTCTTCACCTCGGTGGTGTGGGCGGCATCCTCGTACAGCTTGTTGTCGGAATGGCCATAGGCAATATAGTTTGCCACATGCAGGTCATAGCCGGTCTCGTAATAGGGTTTCAGCATAGGTTTCTCTCCTTTCCCACAACGGATTAAGCGGCCCACTCAACGGCCATTGCGCTGAACGGGGTGGTCAGAGCGCCGGAGCAGCGGGTCTCGATCAGGTACTTCTGCGCGTTGAAGTCGATGTCGAAGTCATCGAACATGGAAACAGCGCCGCCCTTGTCAGCACCCACAGTGTAATCGGCCAGGTTGACAACGATAGCGACCAGGTCGCCGCCCTTGGCACCCTTGCGGCCCTCCATCTCGGGCACAGTCACGATCTTTGCAACACGCAGCTTGCGGGCCAGAGCAGCCTCGTCGGCATACAGCGGGTGGCCGATGCCGTCCTCCAGCAGGAGCATCTCGGTCAGAGCGTCCTCGGTGGTGAACAGGGTCGGAGTGCCGGAGCCGCGGTAGTCCTTGCGGGCACGGATGATCTGCTTGATCAGGGCCTTGTACTTGTCCTCCACGGTGGTCAGGCCGGTGGTCTTGCACTGAACCTTGATGGTAAACAGGTCTGCATCATTGAAGACGGGGCGGATGCAGTTCTCATCGATCTTGTCCTCAGAGGCTGCCAGACGGCCATCACCCAGCAGGTATGCCAGAGCCAGCTCACGGTTCAGCTTCAGGCGCATCTCCTGCTTCAGCCATGCCACAACGTCAAAGCTGGTAATGTCGATCACATCGTCGCGATCCAGCTTCTGCTTCTTGTAGACGGTGGTGGGGCTGGTGGAGCGGCGCAGCAGGCCAAAGACCTCTTCCTTCTTGAAGTTGCCCTTGATGTAACCCTTGGCGCGAGCATCCTCCTCGGTCAGGTCAGCAAACATGCTCTTGAAGCGGCTGAACGGGATGTGGTGGACAGCGCCCATGACCACGCTCACCCAGTCGTCGGGCTTGTCGATGATGCGGGGCGGGGTGTCCAGCAGGTGATCCTCGGGGAACAGGTAGTCGATGTTGTCGATGCTGTGGGTCAGCTCGTCACCGGTCATACCGGCATCCTCAAAGGCAGCCTTCATGGTGCCATGGCTCTTGGCGGTCTTGACCACCTGGTTGATGTCCTCAATGCTGTGCTTCAGCACGGTCTGGTTGGTGTCCTTGTCAAATGCGTTGTGCTTCACGGTATCGTCCTCCTCACCGTCAGTCTCGTCGCCGTTTTCATCGGGCATTGCAGAACCGATGATCGCATACACGACATTTTTTTGTTTTTCCGTCAGAGTGTTAAAGACATCCTCTACGGTTTCTTCCTTGTTTACGTTCTTTTCGTCCACCATCTTGGCTTCCTCCTGCGTTACTTTGTCGCCAGTCACGGCATCGCCGCTGTCTGCGCTGTGAGAAATGTCTTCCAGCGGATTGCCGTCCGGGTCCATGCCATGGGTGATACTCAGGGCTGTATCCGAGACGATAAACGCCTCGCCGCCCTCGTAATCTTCATCGGCGCTGTGCTTGATCACCTCGTCGATCATCGCACCCGGGTTACAACCCGCCAGAACCAGACTTACCTCCTGGATGATGCCGTGTTTTACGACATTGCCAACTTTTGTCAATCCGTTCGCATAAATCGAAAAAGCGTTCAGGTCTCCATTTTCCACACACTGTTTTGCAGTTTGGCCGGTCGGGGTATCGTTGAACTTGGCATAGCAGTACATACCGCCGGGCCGGTTTTCCAGCAGACAATGCCCAAGCACGTTATCGATACTGTTATGGTCATGGTTGTACACCATAGGGCGAACCTTACCACTGCACTCCTTGAAGGCATCCTGCGCGATCACCAGGCCATCGTAGCACTGGACGTTCGCTTTCGTGGCCCAGCCGCTGCAATCGTAGTCAAAATTAACCATTTTGATTTGCAATACTCCTCTCTACGGCATCTCGCCCTGCCGTGATTGTTTTGTTCTGAGCAGCAATTTCCTCACTCGACTGGCTGATGTTTGCATTCCGCAGTTCATCTGCCTTAGGGTCCTTGCTGGGCTTCATGCCAATGGCCTGACGGAACTCGTTCGAGGTCATAATCTCGTTCCGGGTAAACTTGTCCGCCATCTCGGCAACGGTGGAAACAGGGGTCAGCTTGAACGGGTCACGGAAGTACATCACCGATTCCCGGTTCGCCCGGTCTTCCTCGGTCAGGAACTTTCGCCGGATCTCATCCACGACAGCTGCCACAATGGGTTCGATCGTTCTATTCTCATAGTTGGTCATCACAGCGTCGGAAGCGGTACCATTCATAATTTCCGGGGTGATACCCAGCTGGCTGTATGCCATGTTGGTCAGGTATTCCACGGTCTTCAGAAGGTTGTTTTCGAGGCTGCGATTCAACTGAGTGATATGTTCCGTGCCATCGGTGTAGGCAATGCCGTATTTGGAATTGGCGAGCTGCTGCTCGATCTCTGCTCTCCGCTTTTCGGCCTGTTCTTTCTTTGCATCCGTTCGGATGACATAGGGCAGCTGAATGATCATGTCCAGCTTGTTGCTACCCACCTGCTCATCAACCACGTCCATCAGGTTCAGCTTCCGGATCAGGCGCTGCACCGTTCCATTCGGCTCGTTCATCACGGCATAGAACGGGTTTTCGATGATCGCCACCTTGTCTTTCGGCAGGGTAATCTCTTCCTTCAGGCCAGTCCGGTCGTTGTAAACTTCCATCCGAACATCATCCGGGTACCACTCCAGTACCTTTCCGACCCGCATGGATTCAAATTCGGTCTTGCCTGTCCTCGTGTCATAGTTGGTGTCAATGGGCACCAGTGCTACTACACCCTCGTCCAGCATCGAAAGAAACAGGTCAAACCGCAAAGAGCGGCCTGTCTGGTCTTTGTTGCCGGAAAGGTTCAGACAAGAATTAAGGCCCGAATCAACGGTTTCGTCATAGCGTCCGTTTTCATCGAGCCTTACATGATTGATGGTGATCGCCGCAGCATCCATTGCAATGCGGGTGTTGATGGCCGTCATAATCGTCCGGTCATTGGTTCGGTTCAGCCGTACCCGGTCGGGCCGGTTGCTGTAACCTCCCCCAATATAAATTTTTCCGGGAGGGTCCCGGTTCAGAAAAGCATTCCAGGCATGTCGCAGTCTGGAGCCAAGGGGTCGTGATGCCATTTTGATTTCCTCCAGGCTTATACTTCCGTATATTGAGCGTACATACGGTCTTTCGTTTCATTCTTATACGCTCTGTCTGCCGCCAATTTTTCGAGGGCTTTTGCCACTGCGACTTTACTAGCGTTCTTAGCAGCCGTGCTTACCTTATTCCCGGTCAGAAGATCAGCAACATACATACCATACACCGCCCTCGAAATAGCTTTTCCTCGTGCAATTCGCTTTTTCTCTCGCTCAACTGCGGTCTTTTTATCCATACCTTTGGAATAATCTTTTTCGATTCGGTTTGCACCCTTGACACCGTAATCAATTCGGTACATTGTTTTCTGATAGCTGGTAAGTTTTCGATCAGGGTCGCCATACTTTTTCTTTCCCGCAGCGGTCAAAGTTCCATCGGGGTTCTGGTAACGCCGCACGCCCCACTTCATGCCTTTGATACCATGATGGTAGAGTTCATCTTGATAAACTTGCATTGTTCCTCCTCATGCGCCATGCGCTTTCATCGTTGTAACCAGTGCTCCACTGACGACCGCATTCTTGAAAGCACCCGATTCAACGATATTCTTACCGATTTTCATCACAGCAGAACCATTGTTGTAAAGGGTCGTAACAGTCCCAAGTGCCGTGGCGGTTGCCCCAGCAATTTTAATCGCTTTTTGGATCTTGCTGGGAGAAGCCGTAAGCCGTTCATACTGCTGCTCTTTTTGCAATCGGTTGATACGCGCATTCAGCTCACTGTCGCTCATTTCACGGACGCTTTTCTTCGTATGAGCGCGTGTATAGTCTTCGTGATCCTGCGCATAGTGCTTCTTTCCCTCGGAAGTAAGCGTGCCATCCTTATTCTGGTAGCGCCGCACGCCCCATTTCATGCCTTTGATACCCCAATGGTAGAGTTCATCGCTATATACCGTCATGTTCCACCTCCTTTGCAAACAAAAAATGCACCAGCCGTTAAGCTGATGCACTATCATGTTTCTTTATTTAATTGCAACAATTTCAGGGCCAGTAATCTCTAATTCACCATCAAGAATGATGCTTTCGATTCCTTCAGGCTCATTATCCTCTGGAAAAATATAATCCGTCACCACTCCAGAATATTTCTTTCCATCAGAAGTGATTACCGTCACTCTTTTTCCTTCATAAGCTCTCAGTTTCACGATGTCACATCCTCTCTTACTGGATAAATATGTGTACCCTTATTGGAATAAATAATGAGCGCGTTATGGGTTTCATGTTCAGCGCCATCCAAATCAACATATACGCCAATTGGCTCGTCAGATCGAACACGCTCTTTCTTTACCCATTCACCCTTATTTGAAGAGATCAGCGTTCCTGTTCCATGAAGCCTTAAAATATAGCGCTGTGCTTTATCAGCACTAAAATAGGTGTAGCTTTTGCCTTGCTTATACAAAGGCGAATTACGGTCATGCTCCGATTGCTTGCTTTTCCGAATAGCAAGACTAACTTCACCCTTTTGCACAGCTCTTCGTAACACCGATGAGTTTATTTTAGCACGTTCAGGTTTATCTGTATAGGGTTTATGTCCCAGCTGAGCCGGGGTTCTCCGCACGCCCCATTTCATGCCTTTGATACCATAATGATAAAGCTCATCTGGATTTCTCCAGCGCCAAATACATTCATCCCTTCTCATTTTATTCCTTTACTCAAACGCATCCCGGTTCTTTTTCCACGCCACATAAGCGTCCATCATGGCCGCCACGGCATCGATCTTCTGATCCTGCCGCTGTTTGTAGAGCTTCCGGTTGCCGTTGGTGTCCGCCAGCGTAATGCAGTTGCCCATGGCAAATTGCATCAGCTGCTCGTCAAACAGCAGTTTCCGCTGTTCGCTCAGTTTTTTCAGCTCACCCAGCGGCACGCTTTCGGTCTTTGCGCCCTGGATAACTTTCACAACGCCAAAGGTGCTGTTTTCGTCGCCCCAGCGCTTCACGAACTCCTGCGCGTTGTAGGGGTCGTAGCCAAACGCCCGTACGTCGTACTCGTTCTCCATGATAAAGTTGTCCAGGTCATCGTACACCTGCATCATGTCCAGGACCGTGCCGTCAAACACGAACAGGGTCCCTTCCCGCATAAACTCCTCATACTGCTGCCGTCTCGAAGCCGGAAGCTGGCTGAGGGTGTAGGATGTAATGTAGTCCCGCGTCTTGACCCCGAAATATCCGTTGGACAGCGGAAACAGGAAAGTAAAGGCGCAAAAGTCGTCGCCCATGGAAAGGTCCGCGCCCATGGCACAGGGCATCTGCCAGAAGCTTCTCTTCCTGTGGCACAGGGTCTCCTCGTAGGGGAAGAAATAGGTGTAGCCCTCCATGGGCAGGTTGAAGCGCTTGGCCAGAATATCATTCCGGGCGCTGGGGGATTTCTCCGCACGCTCCACGTCCAACTGGTAGGTCTCGTAGCTCACGGTCTTGCCCAGGTTCGGGTTGGCCTTCAGCCACATCTCCGGCTGGCCCACTTCCTCAATGGAATCCAGCTTGTAGTACCAGATGGACACATGTGGGTTGACGTACTCCCCTTTCAGGATGCTCATCAACTCCATTTTGATGTCGTCGCCGCAGCCGTTGCGCACCGTGCCCTCAGAGGAAGCCGCCACGATGAGGTAATTCTCGTTTTTGGCCGCGCCCTGCTCAATGGCACCAATGGGGTCTTCCCGGATGTCGCAGGAGAGCCACTCGTCCACGGTCGCCACAGTGTCGCGCCGTCCTTGCAGCTTCTCAATGGTCATCGGGCGCACTTCCAGCAGGCTGTTGGTCAAAAAGTTCTCGATGCCCTTCTTGGTGGAAGCCATCTTCACCCGGTCTGCCTTGGAGCCGGTGGTGTTTTGCAGGCTGCCTTCGGTCATAAACTGGAACACCGGCCCCTTTGCCCGCGCCAATGCGGTGCGGAAGGGTGCCAGCACCTCCTCGGCCTGTTTCATGGTCGGGGCGGTGGTCAGCTGCTGGGTCGTGGTGGTGTATGCCGTCAGAAAGTACGCCTGCAAAAACTCCAGATACATGGTCTTCGCGGCCGATCGGGTAATGATGAGGTACTGCTTTGTCACCAGCCGCTTTTTCAGCCGCCGGGTCTCGTAGTGTCCGCCGCCTCCACGCTCGTTCGGCACAAAGACGCTTCGCTCCACAAAGTAGTACCACCCGAAGATCTCTTCTGCCCATAGCTTAAAACTATCCAGCATCTTCACGTCGGTGCCGTCCGTCAGGGTCAGCTCGTCCTCGCAGAACGAAATAAAGCCGTTCACCGCTTTGTCGTCATAGTAGATGCCGGGGTTGGCGATCAGGTCGTCGATCCGCTCCATCTCCATGGCGATTTCCCGGCAGACCGGTATTTCACCACGCATCACGGCCTCTCTGAAACGGCCATAATAGATCGGCGTGGCCGTGTTCGAGAGTGCCATTTTCAATTCTCCTATTATAATAAGGTGGGAACCTTACGTTTTATCCTGAATCACTGTCCAGTATCTCGGCCAAGTGGTCATTTCCAAATATTCGAGCAGCCATTTAGGATCGCTCAAATCTCGTTCGATTCCATCCTCACGATGCACCACCAAATGCCCGTCGGCATTGATATACCAGTAATCTTTGTAGTCATGCCTACCAGTTTCATCAACATAGTAGCAGTACATACAAATTTTCTTACCCGAAACCAATTGGCGATATGCTTCGGGCCATTCCATCAGGATGTTGCCTTCATGTTTCACCATGTTGTCACACTTCTTTCTCAGAATTATCGTGCTCCACGTTCAGCCGCCATTCCATCTCGGAGGCGGTATTCTTCAGCGCTTCCATGGTGGTGCTGCTCTGGGGCGGGTCAAAGCCCAGTAGCCGTACCTTCACGGCCACGTAAGCCTTCACCGCTTCCACCTTCACCGGGTCAGCAACGAACTCCGTCCATTCGTTTTCTTTCCCGGAAATTGCGTACCCCTCGCCGGGCCCCACGCCCATCTGCACCAGTGCAAACAGCGCCATGTTGATGTACATGATGATGTCCGCATCAAAGTCGGTGCACTCCTCGGCAATGCCCAGCAGCTTCTTCACGCTCATCAGGATCGAATTCATTTTGATTCCTCCTCGGCATCGCTGTCGCCACCCATAATGTAGCTCATCATGGCGTAGTACCAGTCCTTCTGAGCCCTCGCCAGCAGTTCCAGTTCGGCCAAATGGTGGGACGCACCGTCCTTACCCATGGCCGCTTCTTTCTGTGCACTCTCCTCGACCAGCTTGGCCAGCCTCCCCGCATCTATCGCCACTTGACCAGGTTTCAGCAAAACGAGATCTCCCTCAGCACTCGGAGCAGCGTTTTGTGCGGTCACAGCATGATTCTCATCCCTCCGCGGGACAATCTTCATCCCATCAAGCGTAATATCCCCGGCCCGTGTTGCCCGCACCTGCTGCCCATCCACATTCGTGGCCAAAGCATCGTCAAAGTCAAAGCCCCTGTTCCGCGGTACAGCCGTGTAGCTCTGCTGGATTCCTGCTTCCGCAATACCCACGTTCGTCCAAAGCAGTGCTTCGTCCAGCTTCGTCAGTGCCAGGCTCCTCGAACGACTCGGTGCAAGGTTCTGAATCATTGTTTCCGCTTCTTCCAGCTTCCGCCGAAGTGCCATGGCATAGTCCTGCTCTCGCCGGTTAAATGCTTTCTTCTGATACATACTCATTTCCTCCATGGGCAGGTGTCGCCCGGTCTTCTTTCTCCGTCCGGCAGCTTCGGGCCCTTCCCCGTTCCATAATGGATCACCTTGTGCGTTGCCGCCGAAACACAAATGGCGTTCTCCGGATCAAGCAGTTTTTCGCTGTGCTGGAGAACGTCATTTTTTGTTATGGGGTTTATGTGGTGGATGGAGATCTTCGGTCGGATCGGCCTTCCGTCCCGCAGCACCCAGTCTGTGATCGGATGGTCTTTGCACCCCAGGTCGCATCCCATGTCCCGGGCGATGATTCTGTCCCTGAACTGCCGCCACTCTCTCGATTGGTAGAAGTCCTGGTTCAGCCATCGGTCAAACCCGAAGGTGTCCTTCCCCACCTCACCGTGCAGCTGTAAATATTCCAGCCGCTCTTCATAGGTCGGCAGGGTGCATAGTTCTGTGTAGCTTTTCATAAGCGCTTTCATCACTTTTATTATTTACGGTAACCGCCAAACCATCCTTCAACGGCTCGCCTGACTGATACATAAGGTAACGCCATAATTGCTCGAGTTCATCTCGTGTCATGTTCAACACCTCAAAAGACCCAGCCATCTGCCACAAATGCACCGAACAGCATAACACCTACTGTTCCGGAGATTGCACACATGAGAATCGTGTCGAATTTCCGGTTCACGCCGGTGTATTCAAGCGACAGGAAAACTTCCACCAGAAGAACCGGAATCATAGCAAACACCAGAATACGAAATACCTCAGCACTCATACTCGTTATCCTCTCCCAGGCCGTTGTATTTCTTCATAGCAGCAATGGCCTTCTCGTACAGTTCCTCGGAGTGCTTTGCATTCTGGAGTGTCTCGGTCTTTGCCCGCAGCAGCTTGTTTTCCTCTTCCAGCTTTGTTTTCTCCAACTCGTTCTTAGAGGTCGCCAGCTTCAGAAAATGGGTCGTCTCAGCGCTGGATGCCGTACCTTCCAGCAGTCGTTTCTCAACCAGCTTCATCGCCAGGTTGATCATATAGTTTTCTTGTGCTTCCGGGGTTCTTGCAGGCCGCGAAGTTGCAGCCGACATTTCGCCCGGGGCAGACTTCTTAGGTTTCATTGCAATAACCTCGTTTCACATTCTTATTTTGCTTTTGCAAGGGTTCATGGGAGTCGCAGTAGTACCAGTTAAGCCTGTCTCATTTGAAAGGAGAAGAAAAAGCAGATCATGCCCAATGGAGGTTGAACATCACGAAAGCCCTGAACCCAAACATATAGGAGGATACTAATCCCATGAGCCCTTGCAAAAACCGCCGAAGCCTCCGGTCTACACCCCAGAACCTCGGCGATTTCCCATATGACTGTAAATCTTAACACCTGCTGTGGATACAGGTATTGAGAGTTTACACAAATATAATCGGCAGCTTTCGCTGTCGGAGCCTTAAAGCCCAAATATCAATTTTCCCTCCGGGGAAATATCAAAGACCGGCGCGATTTGAGAGGGGGTGCCGATTTTGAGACCCCCTCCCTATGGTTTACGCAGTTTGGCCTAGCGTATCTTCGTCAGATACATTGATTTTGAGCTTTTTGTAAATGTTTATTGGATCAGCAGCAACAATCTTGTCGATTGCTTTCTCAATTTCATAGGCATTTTCGTTGTCCGTGAACTGAGAGGAGGTCTCGGCGATTCTCATAAGCAAACCAGAAGAGTTGTAGCCATGATCAACGTCATATTGGTACCACTTTTCAAACTCCTCATACGGACTGTACGGGTTGTCAAAGGTGGTAAGAAAGCATCGAACCATAATTCAAAGCCTCTTTCTTGATGGATTGTTACTTATTGAGTGCACTATAAACAGTAGATTCAGGAACGCCACAAGCCTTTGCGATTTCGGCATAAGAATAACCGCTTCGCAGCATTGCACTTGCTTTGGACATCTTTGCAGAAGTCATAACAGTTGCATTCTTTGGCATTGCACGCTTCACAATTTCATCAGAATCAGACGAATTAAGGAATTTCGTCAGCATGTTGTCTGAAATTGCACCAGCTTGAACAGCTTCCCATTCCTTATCCGTGAAGGTGACCTTGGATCTGCGTCCGCTTGCACCAACTGAATCACGAGCACGCTGCATTTCGACAGAAGAGATTTTCTTAATCTCTTTTTTATCTTCTGTAATGTTGGGGTTCAAACCTTGCTCTTGAATCTTTGCCTTAATATTAGCATTAGCAATTAGCATCGCCTTGCGTTCTTTGGGTTTATTGGCGATCATATTTGCATACTTAGCTTTCAGCGAAGCTACTTCAGGGGCATACTTTTTAGCAGCTTCAGCACTGTATTCGAGTCCTTTCATATTAACAGCTTCTTTTCGAGCTTGAGCGGCCATGGCCTTCAGCTTATTAGAGAAGTCCGCATATAGGTTCTCTTGAACAGTGCCAGAAGACAGAGTTCGAGCATCTTTCGTTTCGGAAATCAGGCTGACAGTATCCTCCGCTAGACGCTTCTTGCCGCTTTTGGGGTCAGTGAATGTCCGTCCGCTCTCCTTGTAAATATACTCACCGGTCTCCTTGTCTATGCGGACACTGCCACGACGCTCCGGCACTCGTACTGTCTGCTTACGCCGGGACAGCAGCGTGGATGCACCACCATACTTAGTGTTTCCTTCTTCGTCAACACGAATCTGCCACTTCTGCTTCAGCTCGGGGATACCATTCTCTCGCTCAGAGCGCTTATAGTCCAGCTTATGCTTTTCCGCATCGATAACGACCATGGAGTGCTTAACCGCACGTGCAAGCTCGTCCTCATCAGCACCTCGCAATGTCATATCAGTGATGAGGTTGGAGATCACGCCCATTTCGCGCTGCTTCTCCTCTTTCTTCATCAGCCTGACATTGTTCGGATTGCCTTCAGGAACTGCATAAGCGGTCTTGGGATCGAATCCTTCCAATGCTTTCAGCGCACGAGTAGACTTAATGTTGACTTTGTCAGTAACAGGGATTGCCATAACCGTGTCGCCATCGAAGTCAGCACCAGACAGGCGCTCTGCAACCTTTGCATTGATGCCGATTGCATCCTGAATTGCACCGAGATTCCGCTTACCGCTGACATTCTTGTTGTTGACAGTCACAATGGGAATCTCAAAGGTACCTGCATGAGGATAACGGATCAGTGCAAGCCTGGTGCCATTCTCATAGGTAGGGCAATAAGCCTCTGTCTCCTTAATCTTATTGATCGGCAGGATAACCTTCGTGGACTGACCCGGGAAAGCAGATGCCTTCAGGGTCATGGACGTTCCCTCAACCGTATCAGCAAAATCGTTGAGCAACTTCTTTTTGACCGTAGGATTATCGTACCGCATGATTTCATCATATTGGGCTTTGTAATCCGCGACGGTAAGGTTGAGCTGGTTCTCGATCAGCTTCTTGGGCTGCTTGGAAAGGAACTGAGAAGAGACGTTCCGGGACATCGTATCCCAGTCGCCCTCCTCTTTCAGCTTGTTGATCGGTGAGAGGTGCTCTTTTCCGTCATCGCCGATGTACATGCTCTGGCCGTTGGCCTTGATGGCCGCGCCAAACGGGTTGTCAGGATCAGCTTTTGCTTCCTTGAGAACCTTCATCTTGGGCGTACCGGAAGGCTTATTGGTGTTAAACATCACGTCCACACCATCCGGCAGATCATCCGAATAGACAGCCATGCCCTTCAGATAATGGTCACCGTCAACGAGGATACGAACCTGTGCATAGTGGCTTTTTCCGAGGTCAAGGTCAGGAACCCCGCGGCGAATCTCCATAACACCGTCTTTATCCAGACCGCCTTCATCACCATATCGAATAGCGACACGACTGGAATCCAGACTAGACGGACGCTGAAGTTTTGTAAAGGTCTCTCCGCCATCATCAGAATGATAGTCTCCAAGAGAATCAATCTGATCCTGATGCTGATAAGCATATTTCTGATCAAATTCAGGCTTCGCAAGAACTGTAATGTTCGTTTGCTGGCGAGGATTGGTAGGCTGCTTGATGCCCACACCGTAGCGCTTATAGCCATATTCGGCCTCTAACTTGTATGCGGCCTCATCCAACTCCGTTTGAGTTATTCCTAAAACAGAATTTGCTCCTTCAGAAATGTCAATTATACCTTTTTTATCGACTTCAGCCTTCAATGTATTTGCGATATTTACAGCACGTTGTTCTTTTTTACTAATGTTGCCATTATATTTAGAGCGAACACTAGATTCGCTCATCCCTAGTTTATCACCAATTTCTTTCCATCCAAGACCATCTTCTTTTAGAGCACGAATCTTGTCGTACTCCAATGCTTGGCGTTCATGTGTAGCCGTCCGCTGAGCTACTCTAAACTCTGTAAGCCCCATTTTATATTCATCGGGAAGAGAATTATTGATAGTTTCCAGAATATCTTTTTCAGAGAGGCCTTTCTTTTTTAATTCTTTCACCCGGGACAAAAAATCACCAGAATGCTGATACGGATTATCACCAGAGCCCCAGGGATAACGCCCGGAATGGCGTTTCGTACCGTAATGCTCCAGAATATTACTTTCAGAGGTAATGCCAAAATAAGAACGAAGGTCTTTTTCAATCGGGTTCATGCTGCCACTCCTAACAAAATATCAGTGATAATCGGATCAAACTCTTTGATTTTAGCAATGATCGGATTGATTTCATCTTCAGTAGGATTCTCGATCCAGATTTCATCGTTCTGGTAGATACGGGTTTCTATCCGAATATCTTTCGGGTCGTATCCGTACTCCAGACAGAAAAGAGCGGCATAAATATAGAGCTGCTCCATGTGTGCAGGAACAGCTCCAGTTTTGAGATCGTGAATGCGAAGGAAACCGTCGTTGAATGTAATTGCATCTGCGGTTCCGAAGCAGTTGTCGCTATAATAGAGGACTTGTTCAGTATCCATGCGGAAGCCAATGGCATCATTCACATAGGTATTTAATGTCTTTTTGCTCTTTGGCAACTTTTGCTTAAGAGCAATGCACTCAGCTGCAAACGCGTGCAGGCGGGTTCCTCGTTCTTTCGCCTGATAATTAAGAACGGCATTGGTCAGCCTATCTGCATCATAGTTTAACCAATGATAGTTACTTGCTCCGAGGAGGGCATGTTTCCCCGTGAGCCTCGAATGATCTCGCCAGTTCATTAAGAACTTCCTCCTTGTTTTCAGGATAGATAAAGGAAGCAAAACTCATCTCGTCCATTTGCCGAACATAATAGTCCTGATTTGGACGATGAGATGCAGTCGCTGACTTCTTGCCTTCCAGTGCGCCCCAGGTTTTACCATAAAGAACTAAGAGATCGGGAATACCCTGAATCTCCGTAGGATCTAAATGGACAACCTTACAGCCTGGAAAGCGTTCTTTCAGTTCCTTTACCAATCCTGTCTTGAATTTATTTTCGAGCATGATACAACCTCCAAAAATAAGAGGAATAGCACGTCTTGAGACACATTCTATTCCTCCCATAAAAGGGGATGTTTTTCTCGCGTGAGTTTTTAGGAAATAATGTGAATTTTTAGGAATTTTTGAGAAAACAGAGCAAAAGAAAAAGCCCCTGCGTTTTTCGCGCAAGGGCTTTTAAAAATTTACAACTTATCCACTTTTTCAAGCTGTCGATAAGCTTGCATAATGTGCTGTATTGTCTCGTTTGAAATTCCGCTCCAAGTCATAGCCTGATTCATCAATTGCAATGTGTTCTTGCGCCCACTAGATTTACCGCGCGCATATTCCATATTGCCCATTGTAGTCATTACAACCTGAAGTGTTCTTTCTTCCATTTCAATTTTTCTCATGGTGCAATCTCCTTTGTTGAATTAGTGGAATTTCTTCCATAATAGAGATTGCTTTTTTTCGCGTCATTAAAGATGCTTATAGATTTCGTACAATTCTTCTGGTCCACAGCACATCTGAAGTGCTTCATATTTTCTTTCGCCATAGTCATCTTGTATCGTTCCATCATCGCAGTCGTAATTATAATCATCTGGACCAAAGGAACGGTAAAGCTCATCATACGAATACTCTGCTCCGCATTTTGAGCAACGCCAATGCTCTCGTCCATTTTTGCCAAGTATTCGTCCACATTCGCACACGGGTCTTTTTATATGAAGTTCTACATATTTATTTGCGTAACAAGATATATGCCGACCTTTACGATCTTCAGTCCACCATTCTTCAAAACCATACTCATTAACGAAATCCATATTTTACACCTCATAACCGTCAGCGATAATGCAACCATACGCTGCATCTTTATCATACACTATCCGACGAGATTTTACAAGGCAAAAATCTATGGCCCTCGCGGCCAAATCGAGCTAAAAACTCGCTGTGGCCAAAAGCCCATTTTTTATCTCCTATTACTATATATAAATTTTCAATTTTTTAAGTAACTTAAAGAAAAAAGTGGGTTTTTGGCCAAATGGCATATTTTTAACGTATTTACGTTAGTTTTTGTGGCCATTTTTGTAAAAATTTTTGGCCACAAAGTGGGTTTTTGGCCACGAAATTTACACTTTTGATGTTTTCTCGAAAAGTTCACAAAAATTACGAAAAATAAAATGGGCAGAACCGGGCATCATCGGTCAAGTATTTTCAAAAATAAAAAGGCCGTGAAATTTTATCTTAACCGAAAAATTTCAAAATTATGCCGGCTATAACCGGAATCGCAATCATCAGACCAATATAAACCGGCATCATTCTCCGATTTTTCTCAGCCTCTTCTCGCTCTTGCTCCTGTTTCTTTTCGTGAAGCTCCATGCCTTTCATGGCAATATCTTTGAACGCATCCACTCTCCGAACTTTTGCTTCATCCACGAACCGATGCGTCTCCTGATAATCATCCAGCCGAACTTTCGTCCCGCAGTATTCACAGAACATGAAGTCACGACTCTCATCTTTAATTGTTAACTCTGCACCACAGCTAGGGCATTTTACCGTCCGTGCCATAAAAGCACCTCCTATTCATACATCAAGAATATCATGTATATGGCCCGTAGTCAATCCCATTAGGGTGGTAATATCCAAATAATATTATTGCTTACCAACATGGCTCAATCCTCAATCTCAAACACAACGTTCACAAGTGAAATAATCGTATCATACTTCCTGCCCTTGAACCGAAATCTCACGAGTTGATCCGTGAAGCCAACAATTTTCTCGACCTGACCAGATTCAGCCGCATAAGCCGCCACGATCTTTGCTCTCACATGGCCCTGCTTTGCCAGTTTATTAAATTCACCCGCAGTCATTACCCACACTCACCTCCGTCATTAAACTTCTCCCCGCCGCATACAAGAATTTTTTCAGCGACAGCACCTTAATATCGTACGTACTCTTCAAATTCTCCAGCTCAACATTAACCCCGCCAGAGCGATATTCCGCCATATCCAATGCATACCGCATCCGGCGATCCGCAACACCAGGGCTGCAATTGAACTTATCTGCCAGTGATGCCTCAATGTCCCTCATGGACATAAATCGGTGCGAGTTCAAGTCATCGACGACCATCTCCACAGCCTCGCCCATCAGCTCCCCGCCGAAGGTCAGCATGGGAACCTTCAACTTAGCGAGAAAATCATACGTTCTTTGCTGCATTTCTTATCACCGCATCCTTTCCCACTTAGGTTTTCATAATAGCATTTGCTGCATGAACCAGATATGTGGTACCGTCAATCGTGATTTGCAGCTGATCGCCTTCGTAGTCAGTCCAGTTGTCCACTTTGCCTTGAACGATAGTTCCATCGGGCAACTTAATCTGTGCCCAGGAATAGGTAAATGTCGTATCAAACACCCTATAGTTTCCACAACTGCATAACCCGAGGCAGCCAACGAGCATCATCATACATGCAACGACGCAAATAATACGATTTTTCATAGTCAATCACCTCAACCAAATATCATGTAAATCAAAAGCAAGAACCATCCTGTATATCTGATGATTCTCTGTTTTTCTTCGCCGATGTTCTCAGCAAAAGACATTCCAATTGCGATAGCTTGTAAAATAATGCTTGCGAGCAGCACAATTCGCATCACTTCACCATACTTCCTTTCCGTGTCTGGTCATCCGCAGGCCAGTACGTGTAGATGTCATCGAACACCACCGGGATCTTCTTCTGAAGCTCCATCAGCAGCGGGCACATGAGCTCCCGCATCTGAGGATGGGCCGCCACAGGAGTACGCAGCTTGAAGATGTTGCGCCACTCACGGTAGTTGGCACTCACCACGATTTCGGTCTTCAGGCACAGCGGAAGTACACAACGGGCCTGTTCGGGACGAGATCCATTCTCAAGCATATTCTTATACTGATCTTCTGCCTCAATGCACACCGAATACCACTCATCCCATCGTGCAAGATCATGCAGATTCGAGCTTGCGTTCACATCCGGAATCCAATACGGCCGAATGAATGTCAACTCACCGCCAAATTTCTCCTTCGAGTAGTTGCAGTACCGGGTGCTTTCCTGCGCAAAGCTCGCAATGCGGTGACGCACCAGCTCATTTGCCACACCACGGTCACAGGTAAACAGCACGGACAGCTGAGAATGCTCCAGCATAGCCTCATGCCCCTGCTTCACCAGAAAGCCCACCAGCTTCTTAGCCGACTCACCATCCGGTGTGATATTGTCCTCGCTCTTGTAGCAGACCCGGGCCACCCGCTCGATCTGCTGGAGCTCCTTAATGCCTCCCTCAGAAATATCAGTGAGGATTTCGTACTTAGGTTCAACGATTTTCATAATTAGTTCTCCTTTTCATCAATGAATCAATGATTTCAAGCTGCCGCAGGCTCTTTCCATTACCTCTTTGGGCCACCATGCTGATGCCAATATCCTCGATCGGGATAATGTATCCGAGATGAGCCAGTTGCTTATGGTCGCAAGTTTCCACCTTCGGACACTTCTGGCATTTAGGTGCAAGTATCGTAAGTGCTCCGAAGTCGTTGTTCATGTTGTCCACTCCGATATCATTTTGCACTCCCAATTCCCACAGATATCACCCGAAGCATGTTTCTTTGCAAACGCCATGCCCTTCTTGATAGCCTCCTGCTTATTCTCTGCTTTGACCACGAAACCCTGATGCCCGCCACCATTGTCGGTACATTCAAACCAAAATGTGTACTTCATATATCAGCCAGCCTTTCTCTATCAGGATCTCGCAAAATAGAATCCCAGTCTCTAATAAGTTTCCGTAAGCCATGATCATCGGCTATTGGGTTCATCGTTTCTTCATCATATTGCACTATGACACTGCCTGCTTTATCGCATCCAAATCCGCAATTCCGACACTGAATCTTATACTTGATTTCCAGGCTTGTCCCAGTGGTCGCTGTTCCGTATACAGTTGGCCTCACTTTTGAATAGCATACCGGACAACATCTCATATAAAATCCTCCAAAATCGAGTTAAGCAGAATCTCCAGCACCCGGTTTATGCCCGCCACCACTCGATATGGCCACGGTTCTTTCGGTTCCACACGGGCAGGGGTATCAGACTTTCTCAGCGCACCATAAAGCCACCTGTCGAACTGCCCAAGTGAAATATCATTCTCCATGCACCATTCACGAGCATCTGCGTAGCTAATGTCACCATTCATGCAAAGCTCGACCACATCACGCAACGTAGCGTTCGGCTTGATCAGGATATCTTTTTGAAGCTCGTAATCCTCAAAATACAAGTCCTCGCGTGACCCGTCAGCCCTGTGAATAACTTGCGCAAAGGCTTTGCCATCCGCATAAAGCGTCGTAATATCCTCATCAATGTCGATTCGAGGACAGTCGTACCTCCATATGGCCTCAACAACTTCTTCATAGTCAATCATATCGCACCTCACAGCAGAATCCGGAACAAAATGAACCAGATCACCTTCAGCGTGAACGCAATAATGATCAGCCATGCGCAAATAACCAGCGTTGCCGCCAGAATATGACCCAGCATATGGCCGATTTTTTCCCAAGTATTATTAGTCACCGATATCCACCCTTTCAAACCCTGTAAAAACACCGACACCAATATTTCCATTATCACAGATGTGAACAGCTTTGTGGTACATCAATTCTTTTGCTTTATTAAATGCTTCCTCTTCATCATGATAGCGATTACCCACTTCAAACTCTCGCTCACAGAAATTGCAGAAATATGTAGGGCAGTAGAAAGTTGTCATACCGCACACCTCCTCGCAGCATCCAGACGGCTCTCCGCAGCGTTCAGCTCGAAGATAGCAGCCGTAATAAACTCCGGGTCGCAGTTCTCAAAGTGGTTCCGGGCCACCTCAAGATCCCGCATGGCATCTTTCAGCGTGTTGACTGTCGAAACCATCGGCTCTGTCCAGAATATCTTTTTGACGAAATCAACGATTTTGCGCAGCATTTCTACACCTCCACATCTTCATAACCTGACGAGCCGTGAGCCAGCCCTTAACATCATCATGGCCAAGCAGCTGCGCACCCATCACCTCGATAAGCCCCTGCTCAAAGCCATAGGAACCCCAACCCCAAACGCCATCCCAGATACGATTTCCAGCAGCATCATATGCAATGATTTGCTCACCGCAATCAAGCCGTCCGCCCGGAAGATACTCCGGACAGTCCGGCCTGTCCATCTCTGGCCAACGACGTCCATAAGTATGCGGAACCTTAGCGTGCTTCAGCAGAATATCAAGCTTCTGCATCTCGGTCATGTGATTCCAAACCCGGAGTTTCCAGGTTTTCTTAGACATGTTTCTCATTTCTGCATTTCCTTTCGTCAGCCTCCATGGTCTTTGCAATTTTATGCTGAATATAAAGCACGCAGCCAGCCTGACTATCACACCCGAATGAAGCCAATAGTCCAGCAATAGCATTCAAAGAGTTCAAATCCTCTTCAGCAAATATCATTTAGCGTTCACCGTTCCTCCTGATACTCTACAATTTTAGATTTGAAATCAGTCATATACCTTATATTCCATATTGCTCACATGGGCGATGGTATCGTAGTTATCACCCTCAAAGCGAAACCTTGCCATACCGTTCGAGGTTAAATCAGAGAACTTTTCTAAATATCCGCTTCGTCCGGGCCAAGGGCGGATGATTTTCATGAAGACCTTATGGGTCGTGGCTTTTTCCTGGATTTCGTGCATTTGAATCGCTCCTTTTTTTGTTACAGTTCAGAAAATAAAGAGCCGCAGATTTCTCCACGGCTCTATGCCCTTAGAACTCCTCAGCCAAATCACCCGGCATGAATTCCTGATTTTTTCTTGGTGTCGTCTTATTGATCATCGACAACTTCAGCTCAAGAAAGTATGCCTGTTCGTCAAGTGCTTTACGCTTAAGCTTGTTTAGTTCAAGCTCATACATAAGCTGCTTTTCCTTGGCATCCAATTCTTCTGTAGTATAATCCTCATAAGGCGAATTCATAAAATCCATAATAATAACCTCCAAGTATAATTTGTGAGTATTCGTCCTCCATAAAGGAAGCTGATTATTTCGCGCCTTCCTTAAACTTCAAAGGCTTCACCGTACCCTCCCGCGCACACTCCGTCAGGCACTCGTGGCAGGGTTCATCCGTCTCCAGCACCTTGAAGCTCTTGCACTTCGGACAGTAGGTCGCATAGTCCACTTCGCGCATCCAGTTATTCATCAGCGCTTACCTCCGAAATAAAAGTGTCCTTTCCGCAGCGAGGGCAACGTGCCAGAACCTCACCGTTATGGATTGTGCACTCCTTCATACTGTTCCAGTTAGATGTAGGGATCTCAAAATGAGCATTACAGTCACCGCATTTAACGGCAACGAGTGTCTCGTCAGGATCTGCATATCCGTCAAGGTCGCCGACGTATTTGTGTTCCTCGTTTGCTTTACAGAATAGGCACCTCACAACCTTGTGGTCGATAGGAGCTCCGTCTGCATTATATGACCATACCTCAGGAGCAACCGGATGGCGTTTCATGCAATTCATACATTCAACCGATATCCAGGGACGTTTTTTCTTTGCCTTCTCCTGCTCGACCGCAAACCTATCATCCAACTCAGGATGCGTCGTCCGCTGCTCCAGCGCCCGCAACAGATTCCAGCAGGCCGCGCGCAGGTGATCCTCATCGTCCATACCAACAATGTACTTTGCCAGATGCCGAGCAGCGCTGTCCAGCAGCGAATGCAGCGGAATACCCTTGTCTGCGTTGTGCTCACCGTACTTTAAGGCACCTTCCTCACAGTGCTTACTGACCTCCATGATGCCGTACCAAGGCAGAAGGTCCATGCGCCCCTTCCCGGCGTGCATGTCGCGTTTGGCACCAGTTTCAAATTCGGTACGATCTCCAGAATCCTTAATCACAAATATCAATCCTTTCTATTAGCAGTGTTTATGAATCCGCCCCTGCATAACTTTGTTAGCCATATCTGTCTTAGGAATCTTGCATTTCGGATAGCTCGGACGGAATCCATTGGCAGCTTTCCGGTCATTTGCAATTCTCATATAAACCTCGTCCTCCCGTTCATCTGTGAGTTTCTTTACTTTATCTGCCGCAGATTCAAAAGAATGAATCAGGTCAGCAAATACATCTTCAAAGTTAACCTGCTCCATAAAATTTCCTCTCGTTAAACGCTTTCTTCGAGTTCAGGGCTCTCGAAATTGCCAAATCAATACCGCTCCTACTCTTCAGATGGTAGTAGTACAGATCCTTGTACGGGGTATTCAGCCGGTCGATACGCCCCGAGGCCTGCCCCATGATCTTATAGGAGTAGTTCTGGCTGTAAAATATAATGGTGTCCGTCTTGATGCAGTTCCAGCCTTCAGCACCGGCATTGTACTGCACCAGATACACCCACCTGTCGCCTTCAGGAAGCGGCTGATGCTTGTGCCCGTTCCATTGGGCCACCTCTGTATCTTTGCCGTAGTCCAGACCCATTAGAATATCAAGCTCATAATCGAAATTATAGAAGATAATAACCCTAGGTCTGCCTTTACAAATATCCAGCACTTTTTCTTGTCGGCTTGCATCAGCGTTCACCAACTTCCGCAGCAGATAGCAGAACTCGCTGGCGGTCTCGATTGGTTTGTTCTCCCAGAGGTTCCACCGGTTCTTGCAGATCGACAGATACTTCACCTTGTCGTAATCCACAAATACATTCTCATGGTGCGAGACCGTCGGCCGCTCGAAGTCCATGTCAACCAGAATCCGTTCCCGTAGCCGTACCAAGCGCTGGGTATTCAGATACCGGTCGATCTTCGGGTATTTCGTGCAGAATTGGCTGTATACCACATGCTGGTTGTTGAAGTCCGTTCTGTTTCGATAGAATCCATTGGCGATGAACACCGGGATATAATCCGTCCAGCAGTCCCCAGGGGTGGCGCTGAGCAGAATCCACTCGTTATTTTGCGTAATTTTGTAGAAAGATTTCACCCATGCGCCTTTTCCAACGACTCGCTGCTCGTCAAATATAAAGAACGCATTCTTCACGCCAACGTACTTTCCGATATTGTTCCAGGAATCCACCACGACCTTGTGCTCGTAAATATCATGCTCTGGATCTGTAGACATATAGAAATGGGCCAGTTCTTCGTCCCACTCTCCCGTATCCCGTTTCCGGGCAGTCGTGATGATGTAAAGATCCGGGGGCTCTGTCATACGAACATATTTTTCCGTGTTCACCTCCCCATCGTAAAGTTTGTAATAGAACGCCAAACTCGTTCTTGATTTTCCGCTTCCTACGCCTCCGCATAAGATGCAGCCGATTTTCATACGGTTGATCGCATCCAATTGGTAGTCGTAGAGCGTTACACCTGCCATCAGGTCGCTCACCTCATTTCCAACGTCACATAAATGTCACTTTTCTTGCAGTGATTCTCATAGGCCAGAAGCGAGATCGTCGCCTCTTCCTCATCTTCGCCCTCCCCTCTGACGGTATAAGCAAAGAGCTCTTTCCGGTGCTTTCTGAACACCTTCCAGAGCTCTTTTTTCTTAGTAAAGTCCGTGCTTTTTGCAGTAGGACGCATATTGCAAGCCCTCCTTATCTGCTTCGCGCATGATTTCTGACAGTGTGAGCTTTTTAGGCTTTTCTTCCGTCGTTGACATGTTACGCGATACGGTGTCTCGACATTTATCGCAGTATAATCTTTTTGACGGAACCTGGTACATCATACCGCCGCATTTTTTGCAAGCCTTATCTACTCTGCGAAGTCCGCCCATAAATATCACACCTCCTCAGAACGACAGAAGTCCGTGTAATAAACCAGGTCGTAATCCAGCGGATGGTTGTTCCAGTCGTAGTTCTGCTCGTAATCAGCAATCTCATCACGCTTGCCGAGTTCGCGACAAATATCATCGTTGTGCTCATAGAACCATTCCAGCGGAAGGTCGAACTTGTCGCACAGTTCCGGAATATCAAAGGCCCAGCAGCCATAGTTGGTGTTCTGTGTACCCTCCGAAACCATGTAATCGACGATCTCTTTTACTTTTTCTCTGCTCATAATCCTTACTCCTTCTGTTGTTCAATTATCAGGCTCTCTGGCCCGGTTGTGAGTCATGCGGGAATCGAACCCACCGTACAGCCCATGCTAATGACTCAAATAAAAGAGCCCCAGATTTCTCCAGGGCTCTCATGTGCTTATTCTTCAGGTGTACAATAATCAACGTCGAGATGCGTTTTTCCTTCGCTATCCGTGTAGGTGACGAACTTTCTCGGCCGATGGAACATCTTCTCGTACTTCTCGACGAACTCCGGCAAAAGCTCACCGAAATCATCCTCCGTGAGGCCTACAATCAGGAATGTTCCAACGATAATATCAATGGGGATACTATAAGGGCCGTCGAGCGTCCGGTTGAGTTTCTCCATGCAATCCTCATGCAGCTTTCCTTCTTCGTTGCAAATCAATGCCACCGCATCATCCCACGGGTAAACAGCCTGAATCGGGCCTTCCACCTCTTTCTGGAGCGATTCCAAAGAGCAGTCAATGTCGATCACTTCAGGGTAATGCTTTGGGCGAACCCTCAGAACTTTCATACTGTCAACCTCCCAAATTGCACATCAAAAATATAAATCGAGCTGTTTCCTTAGAGCCGCCATTTTGCGACGTGGGCACTCACCGACTGGGCATTCGACCAGGGACTGACCCGGCACTCGAAATATCATTGATTAGTAACCAAAGCAGCTATACTTACGAGCCTCTTTCGCTCGTGCTTCGACGACATCCCGAGCCACATAGTTCAGGTTGATGGTGTAACTGGGAATGCCGTAAGTCTTTGCGGCCTGGTTCTCGATTGCACAACCACGGTACGCTTTCTCTTCATCATATACGCCGATGAAGTAATCGGCCTCCGACAGCATCTTAATGCTTTCGCCGAGACACCAAAGTGCCTGGTTCATGCCACTCGGAGGATCAGGAATATAGGTCTGGATCACCTCCAGCTCTTCACCAAAGACTGCTTCTGCAATCCGGTGCATCTGCATCATGGTCCCACGGATCTGGGCTTCGGTACGGTCTTTCATCGGGCAGCTGATAAACAGTTTCTTCATATGCTTCACCTCAGAACGGAATTTCGGTGTGGTCGCTCGGCTCTGCCATGTCTGCTTCAGGAGCTGCAAACTGAGCATAGCGCTCTGCATACGGATCAGCGTCCGCATCCTGCTCAACGTACATCACATCCGCATACAGGCTGTACTCGCCGGGTGCATTCCGCTTCTCGACAAGGTTTGCCTGGAGACAGACGTTCTTGACCCGGATAAAGTCCAGCTGGCTGATCGTGTCCGTGTTGCAGAGCAGGCGCTTGCCGGAGGTGGTAACCCAGTAGATATGCGGGGGCCACTTGGAATCCATGTTGATCGTTACCGGCACGAAGTAGGTCGGAACGAACGGCTCGTCGTAGGTACGCTCAGGATTCGGATTGGTCTGACGAACCTTCACACCGAGATCCATGAGGTGATTCACCAGATCCATGGTGGGAATGACCACGTTGACGCGGCGCTTGTCCGAGCCAAAGCGGTCACGGCTGGGATCACCGCTGAAGTTGGTGGTAAAGATGAAACGGGTATCGTCGATATTGACTTTCTGGCGCTTGGTGTACATAAATATCAGTCTCCTTTTTACTTGTTGATTTCATTTTCCAGAATTTTCAGATCTGCCACGAGTGCTGTCAGGTGGAGAAGTGTACCAGACTGATTGTTGCTCGCGGCCGCGCTGAGGAACTTCTCACAATCCTTATTTGCCTCAGAACTGTACTTTTTCAGCACATCCAGATCGACAGCTTTTCCGCCAGCAGGCTTCCCGGGATACTTCTTCCCGCTCTTCTCGACCCAATTCTGGATCTCCTTGTAATAGCTGCCCTTGTTGCCGCCGCAACGCTTTGCGATCGCCATGGCCAGCCCTTTCTCCGGGTCGAAAACATCCTTCTCGCTGCACTTCACAACGGTCTTGGAACCATCCGACCAGTAAACGATCGTGGCCGGAGGAGCAAAAATCACATTCTTAATAACCGCTGCATTCATTGCCGTCGCCTCTTTTGCATGTGCGGTGTTCAACGTACCCGGGTAATAGGGTTCGTTAATGAAGCAATTATGTCCCTTATCCCAATAAATGCCATAAGACTCAAACTGGAACGTACGGCCTGTGTCCAGTGTAATCATCGTCTCCCCGTCCACCGTTCTAACAACATCGGTAATGTTACCAATCACACGTTTGTTACTGTCATAAAGTTTGTTTGCCATAAAATATCACCTCACGTCAAAATTTCTTGCTGCTTCTTCCTGCGCATCGCTCCATGGAAGATCCGGCGCTGTCCAGGGAGCAACGCCATCATCGCCAACGAACCAGTTGAAGTCGCCGTACTTGGAGATCTCCTCAACTGCCTCATCGACTTCCCGGTTGAAATATCTTTTGTCGATATCCTCCTGCATCTGAAGCTGATAGACCGCCTCGCTTTCCAGCCAACGGTAATCCTTTGCTCCGGTCACAGAAGCATATTTCCGTTCGCCGGTATCCGTCAGGCCCGCTTCCCGCAGCAGCAGAGCTCCGCCCTTTCCCGGCATAATCGGGCAGAACTGTCCCACGCGTCCCACAAAAATATAATTGTGTTCACCTTCAGGCAGGTCCTCGTTCTTGTCGAGATAGATAGCGCCCTTAGAAACGGTCTTTGTCTCGCAGAGGTCAGTGAACTCGATCTTTTCCTTGGAGAACAGGGTCTTGAACACATACGGCACCTGGAACTGGGTGCCCGTCGCCGTCCATTCGCCGCCTTCGTCCTTACAGTCGCCCGGGATATAGCCGTAAAGCGCCTCACAGCGGTCCGCAGTCATGTATTTCGCAATATAAACGGCATTGTTCACCAAACACATCCGCTCGTAGGTTGCCTCATGCTCGAACGTGTAGCCGTACTTCTTCGCAAAATCCATGCAGTACGCAATGATTTCCGGTGTCGCATCGGGGATCTTGATCGAATCCGTCTTGATGTGCGCGACCTTAAAGCCGCGCTGCTGCACTTCATCCTGCAAAGTGCGCATAAATAAAGCCCCTCGAAGCGCCACAATGTTGTTGGCGTTCTTGGGGTTGCGGAACGGGTTGTCGAAGCTTGCACTGGTCAACCCGTAAACTGAATTGATGGCGATCTTCAACGCCTGCGCCAGAGCCTTTGCCTGCTGCGGATCATCGAGGTACTTTGCCAGTTTGCCGCCAAAGAGTCCCTTTGCCTTCTCGTACTCGCCGTGCTTGACGTAGATTCGTACATCCATCAGGTCGTTGAAATGCTTGGTGTACTCACCAAAGTAGTTCATGGCAACGGCCGAATGCGGGTGCAGCGACGCAACGTCCAGCAGGGCTACGTTCGTGTACATCCCGGGCTCAGCGTAGACATAACCACCCATGCCCAGGTCTGTGCCCCGGAACATGTTGTGGTACTTGCCGTCCTCGCCTTTGGCCCACTCGTAACCGGGAAAGGCATTGATGATGTTGCAGTCGGTCAAAATATCAGGCTCGACTTCCACGATCGCATCGGACTTTCCCGTAGCAAGGTCGGTGTAGACCAGCCGGGGGTGCTTTTCCTTGCCGAAAATAATGCGTGTTGTCAGCGAGTTTGTCGTGTCGTTCACCGTCATCCCGGCAAGGTCTGCCAGGATCTCTCGCGCCACAAAGTCTGCCTGACGCTTTTTCGAGTAGAACAGGGTCTCGGTCGCGATCACATCGTTGTCGCAATACTCGGCCACCTTGTCCCACAGGCTCTTCGGCACCGGCTGATCCCACGGAAGTCCCAGCTCCTGATGGTGGATGCCCAACTCGATTTCAAATTTCTTAAGGCTCTGCTTTTTCGACGAGAAGTCGAAAATATCCGTGTAGGACAAGTTGTACGCCTCACCAAAGAAGCCCGTGTGCTCGTTGATGATCCGGTTGGACAACGCATAGATCTGCTCCACCGACATCCCGATCATGCGGGCCCAGAGGATATGGTTGTCGTACTTGCGGTTGTTGAAGCCGACCAGCCGATACTTTGTCAGGCTCTCGATCTCCTCCGGTGCAGGATTCACCATACGGTGCACAGGCTCCTGCTTGGCGAACTTCCAGTTCACGAGCAGCAGATTCGGGAACACCTCCACGTCGAAAAATATCAATGGCGTTTCCTCCCCCGCAGGGGCCTCCCGCTGAATATCATCCTTCGACTTGAAATGCATCTTCGCCACGATCTTCAGGCAGGTGTCCGCCTGGTTCGTGCTGCTGGCGGCAAAGCCCAGAATCGCATTCCGCATGTCGTCCACATTGTAAACGACATTGCCTTCGTAGGCTTCGTCCATGATGCGTGCAATAAAGTCAATGCTGGGCTTCGTATAGGGGCTGATCTCTTTGGCAAGGGCTTTCTTGATGAGGATACGCAGGTGCCGCTCATCCTGGATCTGCTTTGTATCAACCATTTTCGTTTCTCCCTTCAGTGGCAGGCCGCTGCTGATGGTCGCAACCGGAATATCATTGCATTTCGACAGTTTTCTCCGCAGAGAGGACTTCCCCGTGAACACCTTGACCTCGATGTTCTCGTCGTAGATCCTGCTCAGCTTCGTTGCATCGCCGGTGTAAATATAATGCAGGTGGATGCCCGCACCAGATTTGCTCAGCTCCGCATAGGTCTGGGGCCATTTGGAGGCAGCTTCCAGGTTGCGCTCGAAGCTCTTTTTTCCATCCGGCCCGGGAATATCAAAGTCGATGACAATGTGATTCTCCGGAACTTTCACGTAGTGCAGTCTCGAAGTATCCAGTTCGGCCAATTTTGACTTGACATTCTCCCATTTTCGCATCGGAATGCCATCGTCTGTCGCATATTGTGCAGGGCAGTCCTTGCAAATATCATTGAAGAGAGAATGCTGCTCCTTGAACTCGATCCATGACGTTTCCGGCTCGACAGTGGGTTCTTCTGCCTTCACAGGTTCGTCAAGGAACTCTTTGAATTTCTCCGCTTTGAAGCCGCTGTAGTAGCTCCGCACCCGCTCGCCATTCACGGTCTCCGCGCGTTCCTTGTACTCCTCGAAGTAGTTCATCAATTCTTCCCGGAACGCACGGCGCGAGTATGGGTACGCCACCTTTGCCTCGTCATTGTAGGTGTTGTACATCGCCCAGGCCCGCTTCAGGGATACACCGTCCTCCTTCTTGAAAATATAAAAGGAATCCAGCATGAAGTTGTAAAAGTCGTTCGATGCACCCAGCATACGGGTCGGAATATAATCATCGTAGAGATGTTTGTTCTGCTCGTATACTTCCTTGCAGTGCCATGCGATGCCTCCCAGCTCAAAGTCCACCTTCGCTACAAGGTCACGGTACTTTTTTGCAGGGATCTTTTCGCCGGTAGGTTCCACATCGATCAGTCGTCGGATCAGGCCCGATTTTGCATCCGTGATCTTAACAGGCTTGTTGGTGCCCAGAAACATGAAACACTTGAACTGGCTGGAATACTGGCTGCGGAACTTCTCGTTCACCAGCATGGTCTCGTGGGATACCAGTGAGTTCAACCGGGTGTTGTCCTCGATGCGGGAAAGGTCACCGTCGTGCTGGATCGCGATCAGCGGGTTCGATTTGAACGCCTCCAGCGCAAACGCATTGGACGATGATCCCAGCACCTTGGAGTCAAACACCGACCAGTACCCGTCGAAAAGTTTCTGGACGATGTTCAACACGGTCGATTTGCCGCTTCCGGGTGGGCCATAGAGCACGAGGAACTTCTGGATCTTGCGGGAATCACCGTTCACGATCGCACCAACCGCCCATTCGATCTTCTTCCGCTCCTCGGGAGAATATAAGGTAGTCATCAGCTCGTCGTAGGCGCTGATGTTCCCCTCCTCCAGAAGATACGGCAGCCGCTTTGACGCATAGCTTTCCTTCTTGACCGGGGTGTTCGCAAATATCAATGTATCGTCAAGGGTGTGGTAGTTGTCCCGCATCTGACGCTGACAGTATTTGTGCCAGTTGTCGATCATCCCGCTCTCCGCGTCCCACATGTGCAGAACACGGTAGCTGTCATTGAAGACCTGCTTGTGTTCCTCCGCGTAAATATCCAGCGCGCGGTCGATCATCTGGAGCGCATCCTGTTCGTCCGTGCTCCAAAGCCCCCGCTCTTCCATCCAGACCGCGTAAAAATCAGAACCCCGGATCATCAGGTCTTTCGACTTCTTGATGATGAATTTGGGATAAATTTCGATTGTCCCGCGTTTTCCCGTCCGCGTTGCAATCATCAGGAAATCAATCATTTGTAACTGACTTCCTCCTTTCTCCGAGGTTTTTATACGTCTTTCTCTTTCTGGAGGGTCATCTGGGCCAGCGTTGCCTCTGCCTCACGGGCACGCTCATCGGCTTCCTTGCGCTGCTTTTCCGCCTCGTTCACCATCTTGCAGGAGACAAAGCTGAACCACAGCAGGCCAGCGATGAGAATGTTCTTCCGGATACACTTACCCTTCATGCGGCGGATGGTGTGGTTGGCCACCTCCAGTGCAGCCTTGCTGTTGCTCAGGTCGATCAAAATATCAGTCAGTTCCATTGTCAATTTTCCTCCAGTAATTCGGGTCAGCCAGAATCAGCCGACCAATGTTATTCTCGTCTCGACACGCCGTGATTCGCAGCATCACATGGGAATCGTCGAGTATCTTCTCAACGAATCCTTCCATAGGGATGCATATTTTCGATACATACGTCATCAAAACTCATTCTCATTCAGCCAGCTCATCAACTGGTACCAAATATCAATGGTACGCATGTCAATGGACGTACGGGTAATCGTAAAGAGACCACCTGCTCCATTCGGCTGGTAGTCCCGATCCATAAACCGGGCCAGGATCGGTTCCGCGCGCTCTTCGCTGAAACGGGTGTCGTCCATGGCAGCCAGACCCAGGCTGACGACCATGCTCCAGAACCACTGCCCCACACGGTTGCCCATGCTGCGGTCTTCCATGATGTGCTCCTCGATGCGAATCGCCAGCGCAACCATCATCTCCAGCATAGAGCAGGGTACGCCCTGAAATACCGCATCGATCTTCCCGTACGGAATATTATTCTCCGATGCAAAGCGGTACCGCAGGTTGATGCCGTCCGTTGCCCGGCAGACATCCATTTCGCACGCCGGAATATAATCCCGGTTAAAAAGATACATCAGTAAGCGGTGAAAGCTGAGGTTCCGGGGTTCCCATTCGCCGCAGACGATCTTGTAGAGCCAGTCATAATACTGCTCCGTCTCCCTCATAAAGTTCATTCATCCTCCTCATCGTCGTGGTTGCCGGGCCAGTTCTCCCGAACCCGGAGAATCTCGTAATCCTTGTGGTAGTTGTGGTTGCGGACATGAACAGCGCTCGGTGCGAACTCGCCAATGCGGTCCAGCGCCTCGTTGCCGATGATCTTCGGAATATCATCGTCGTCCACGGGCTGATCCTCCGTATCGAACACCAGCTTTCCGTCCGCATAGTAAGTCAGGAAGGAAGTCTCGTAGTCGTCCAGCTCACCAAACTGATCCGGCTCAATGACTTCGATGGCTTCATGTGCCACTACATCTTCCGGGTCAGATTCGGTACGGTACTTCCCGGCCAGCTGTTCAAAGCTCTTCTGGGTCGCCCTTTCTTCGATGGTCTTGTCCATATCGGCTTCCTTCTGCCGCAGATTCTCACGCTCGGCCTCGTACCGTTTGCCGTAATAGGTCTCGTATTTCTTCTCGAAAACGGTGTGCATCACAAGGGCACCTGCCCCAAAGCCTGCTGCAAAGAGCAGAATATCACGCACGGTCTTGTTCATTGTCGATGTCTCCTTTGATCGTCATCATGGTAAACGCCAATCCGCCAAAGAAAAGGGAGACACTCATCAGAATGCCTCCCACCATGTGGCGCTTGCGTTTGGTATCGGTCAGATAGTCCAGAAACAGGAAAGTGCTTTCCAAAGTTTCCATCGTTCCACCTCACTCAGAAAGAACCGCCAGACCAGAGACAAAGCAGACTCCGGCCATGGCAGCAAACAGGTAAGACAGTCTCTTAACGAATCTGGTCATAGCGTATTCCTCCAAAATATCAGTCTCAGATCTTGTCGATGATGGGACCGTCGCAGTTAAAGCGCAGCATCACGCTCCGCTCTCCACCACTGATAAAGCTGTTCAGCGCGTCGTCTCCCTCCACGTAGTTCGTCACACCGAAATCCACGTGGTTCTGTCGGGTCTCATCGTTCGGGTCATAGATCCATCCCACGATCTGCCCTTCCGGGGTCTTCATGGTCACACCGCCGTGCGTTCCGATGCTGCTCAGAACGTCGTTCAGGAACAGGTGCCCCTGGATGCGCAGCCGCTTGTTTGCCGCCTGCTCCATCAGGAAAAGGTAGTTGCGGTTCAGCTGGTTGTCAGCCTGCCAGGTGTCCACAGTCTCGTCAAAGATGCAGGTATAGGGACTGGTGTGCTGCATGGCGATGTCCTTGTACTCCTTGATGGTCTCCTCCACGCCCTGCTCGTTGGTGCTCTTGCTCTCGAGCTCCACAGCCTTGATGTTGTGCTCCAGCTCCTCCTGTACACGGCTGCCAAAGCGGTCGGATACACGGCTCTTGTATTCCTCAAAGGCCTTGTCCAGAGCAATATAAGCCGCAGTCAGGCTCGCATTGCGCTTGGACATGATGTGGTGGGAACCGAACATGCAGCCCAGAGATACCGCACCCAGGGTGACCGCAGGCGCATACACCTTTGCCAGCTTCAGGCCGGTCTGGACATAGGTGGTCGTAATATCGCTCTTGTAATCCTTCTCGGTGTAGGTCTCGCCCTCGCTCTGCTTCTTGGCCGTGTGGATGCTCTCAACCTGAGCATAGTGCTCGGTCAGAATATCCTGTGCCTTGATGGTCGCCTTACAGGCCAGCACAGTAGCGGTCACACCACCAATGGCAGCGCCAACAATCATAATGGTGGGGCTTGCCTTCTTCAGCTTGTAGCCGCACTTGGATGCAGCACGGGTCATCGTTTCCACGATTTCGGTTTTGTCGATCTTTTTCAGGAACTTCATAAATATCAATCCTTTCTTATTGTTCAGCGCAGCGGTACAGGGCGAGGCAGCATCAGGCGATATCCGCCCGGGATGCCCTTGATGAACGCCCCGTCAAGGTTGTACCAGCCGTAATTGTAATCGGTGCTCTCGTTGGAAACGCCCATCAGATCCCACAGGTCGCCAACAGAGACCTGACCGTACTGGCGAATCGCATCATACATCTGGGAAAGCGTGTCGTCTGCATCACCGCGGAACTCAAAGTCCAGGTTCTGCAAGCTGCGTCCTACGGCCCGGTTCGGATTTCCCTGCCGGTTGCCGGAGCCACCCTGATAATAGGTGTCGTAGCTGTTCCGCTGGGTGCGGGAGCCGGAGTAGTTGCTCGAAGAACCGCGGGAACGGTCCTCGCCGAACAGTGCAATGCTGACGGCTGAGTTGAAAATGCTCCACAGACCGTTCTTCAGCATGGGCAGCAGATAGTCCACCACGATGCGGTTCTTCACGGTCTTGAGGTCCTCGGCCAGGAACTCGTTGGCGATCTTCTGGATATCGTTCTGCTCCTTGAGGGTCACTTTTCCCTTGACGACCTTCTGGAACTTCTTCTGGGGCTCTGCGGCAGGCTGCTGTCCGATGCTGCTCTTCGGCATGTTTACTTGTGCCATGTTGTCATCCTTTCAAAAACAAAAAAAAAGTAAGAGCCGCAGATTTCTCCACGGCTCTCGCCTTACCTAACATTACTTCTCTTCAGAAGTTTCCTCAACGTCCTCGTCAGGAACGTCCACCTGTGCAGAATCGACATTCTCGATCTTCCAGGGCTTCTGCCAGACGATCTTCTTCTTGGTCTTCGGCTTCTCCTCGTCCTTGTTCTGCTTCTTGGCCTTGTGCTTCCGGTACAGTCCGTATCCCACGGCTGCAACCAGACCCACAGCACCAACAGCGAGACCAATGCCCGAGCCGTTGCTCGAAGTTTCCTCGTTATCGATCATCTGAACATTCTCCTCCGGAACGACCTCAACAGAAGTCTCGTTCTCCATAGTAGTTTCGTTCATGTTCGTCATTTCGTCCATTTTTGTTACCTCTTTCTTAAATATAAGTTTATAATGTCGGAGTATTACCTCCATAAAGGAAGCTGAATTTTTCGCGCCGGGTCAAATATCAATAGCCGCCCAGCCACTTCGGAGGCGTGTGATACTCAAGCGTCAGACAGGGCATCCCGTCCTCGTCCAGCCGGGACGCATAGAAAATATCAACGTTAAGCCCCGAATCCGTGTCCCAGCCCAGCAGGTCACCGTTGACGCAGTGGTCGATGCCCAGATAGTCGAACAGATCATTCTCGCTCACCCGGAAGTCACTGAGCAGCTGTTTGTTGACCCCATTGACGGCCTTTTCGATCATGGCCTTGGTCGTCCAGAAGTAGGTGTTGGTCAGGCTTTCCCAGCACTTCACCCGCTGGTCGTAGGAAACATCGGTCGTGACAAGGTTCTTGGCAGGCTGGATGGTTGCCGGTTCGGGGCACTTGGCCATCTTTTCCAATGCAATGGTCTCCCGGATCTCCTGTTCCTTCTCGGGGCCGATGGCCTCCAGCACCTTGTCCTGATAGGTCTTGAGCGCGCTCTCAGAAAGGGTGCACGCCGCGGCCAGTGCAGCATTCCGCCGCTCATCCACATGGACTGCACCAATGACACAGCCCGCAGATAGAACCATGCTCAGCGCAGTCGGCACGTACACCGGGCCTGCCGTCTTGACAATGGTCTTCACGTCCAGCTTTTCCACGCCCAGCTCCTGCTTTTTCTCGTCCAGCAGGATCATGGCCTTGGGGGTCGCGGTCACAGCGAAATAGACCGCCGTGATGCTTCCCGTGATCGCCAGACCTCCCAGGATCTTGGATGCGTTCTTGCCTGCGCTCCTGCGCACTGCCTTTGCAAATGTTTTCAGGTTCATGTTCGTACCTCCAAAAATTTATAAAAAGAAAGAGCCTACGATTTCTCGTAAGCTCTCGCCTTTCAGATATGTCCGTGCTGCTTCAAATTCTCGAAGCGAATTTCTGTTTCACGCTGATCATCGCGTTCCAGTTGGATCTGGTAACAGATATACTCGTACAGTCTGGTCGGCTGCTTCTTCAGATAGTGATACAGCCCCGTAAAGCCGTATCCTACTGAACGTGCAACTGCCTTCAGTACGCGTACCATTGCCTTGTCCATCTTTGCATAATAGTCGTGATCGTACATAAATATCAATCCCCTTTGTTTGTCAGTTTGGATACCTCTTCCATAAGGGAGACTGTATTTTTCGCGTTTACAGGTTCTTTTCCGCAAGCTGACGCTGAACTTCCTCCCGCACCATGTCCTGCATTTCCTCTTCGCTGCGCTGCTCCTCGATCAGGTCGTGGCCAAAGCTCAGGATTGCGCTTGCAGCCATCATTGCCACGGATGCAACTTTCCACCAATTGATCTTCTTCATAAAATATCAGTCTCCTTTTCAAAATTCAAAATGGTTCCCGTCTGGTCGGGTCGTAATCCAGATACTCTTTGATCGGCTCCTGGAATGCTGTCACATAGTACACTTCCAGTCCATCATCCGTTGTCTGCCGGGCATAGTTGAAGTCGATCCAGTAATATTCCCACTCGTTGCTCAGATACTCCGCGCACCAGCCCAGCATATCTCCTTCCGGTGTAAAGTCCAGTCCGGGCAGGAAGGAGTAGAAGTCATTCAGCGAGACTTCTCCATTCAACGCAAAGTTCCGGTTCACGTTGTAGAAGGCATCCATCAGCTCTGTTTCCGTTGCATGGAAATATCTTTTTGAGATAGGCTCGTAGCAGAGCAGCTTTTCTTCGTCTGTGCCTGCCGGGGTGGGGGTCTCCAGAACATCCTGCGTGTCCTTGTAAATATCTTTTTCTTCTTCCACGCCGATCTGCTCTGCCACCTGCCTGCGATACTCCTGATAGGTCTTTCCCAGCGCCATATACGCCGCGGTCAGGCCTGCGATCTGCTTTTTGTTCAGCGCGTTGGAGCCCAGGATGCAGGCAATGGTACCGCCGCCAAGAATCGCAGCCGGAACGTATGCTTTCCAGCACATCTGAACAATTTGTTTCTTTGTCGGAGGCTCTTCTGTCACTCCAAACTCGTTTTCGTTGAATTTTGTCAGCTCCTTGTCAACTTCAAGTATGTGCTGCGCCTTCGTGGTTGCCCGCCCGGTCTCGATGGCCGTTGCTACCACGCCTACAGATGCCACCACCGCCAGAATAGTCCCGCCGTGCTTGCGCAGGAATCGTGCGCACGTTTTCGTCAGTTTCATTGTTCAACCTCCATTTTGAAAAAGAAAGAGCCTACGATTTCTCGTAAGCTCTCGATTTGGTTAGCGCTTCAAATACTTTTCAGCCTGTTTCGTTCTCAGGAATTCATACAGCTTCCGTTCCCAATCCGGACTCTGGTCCTTCATAGCGTTATCGAGCGCATCTGCCGCCAAATCTTCATTGCGCATCATAAGTTGTCTCCACATGATAGCAACGGAGTCAACGCAGAACAATTCGGTAATGCCATAAAACGCCACTGCGCCCAAAGCAACTTTCACCAATGTCTTCATAATTTCGTACCTCCAAAATATAATTCTGAGACTAACCATCTCATAAAGCACCATGAAAATTTCGCGTCAGATCACATCAGCCTTCTTGAGAATATCCATCAGCTGCGACTTGGTCATCTCTGCATCTATCACCAGATGGATCTTCAGCTTCTGCTCTTTTTCGCTCCAGTTCGCCTGAACCTCGCCCAGCTGTACCTCTGTGCCTGGCAACTGTTTTTTCAGTATCTTGTTGATGACCTGCGAGATGATGCGGCGCAGAAAGCTTGACCGGATCAGCATAATGTCCTCCATAATCGTTCAACCTCCAAAAATAAAAATGAAAAAAGAGAGTGGAGATCGAGTCCACACCTCCACCCGAAAGTGGCGCTCTACCATTTGAGCTATCTCTTCCATAAGGGAACATGAATTTTTCGCGTTTGAGCAAAAAGAAAAGAGCCTACGATCTCTCGTAAGCTCTCTTACTCATTTAGTGAAAACCGTTATGATTTCTTTATCTTCGTCGAAATGCTTCATAAGTTCATTGAATTCTTTTTCGCTGCAATGCGCATCAAATATAAAACTTGTAACACCTGTGTGCTTATTTTCAAAGTAACCATACCGCTCAATATAAGCGCCCAGTTGTTTTGCTTCTTCTTTGATTCGTTCGCCGCAGCATGCCCTGCAATGAACTCTGAAATACTTTTCAACGTTAATAAGTACCATTCTTAATCACCTCCATAATATAAGCTGATTTTATCGCGTTTATTCTTTGTTTCTCTCTGGCTAACCAGGCAAGATAGTCATTGGTTTCGAGCTCCGCTGTATCATGTGCTTCATGTTTTTCAATTATTATAGTTCCATCATTATGCTCGTGCATAATATTTCTCCTTTGTCAGATCAAACTCCGGTCAAACACGGTCTCCCAGCGTTCTTTCTTGAGGGGTTTCATGCGCAGTGCCCACATGATCTGCCGTACGGTCACAGTCGGGTACTCGCCCTTTGCGTTTTTCTTCTTGGCGTGGCTGTCAAAATACTGCCGGAACCCTTCATGCAGATAGATCTTGTCGGTCAGCCAGGGGTCAATGGCGCTCCAGTAAGTGGCCTTGGTTTTCTCGTTGTAGCGCTGCTGGATCACGCACAAGCCTTTTCCCTGTTCCCGGTAGAGCGTGCAGACACGGTACACCGGATGATTGCACCGGTAAACGCTCCCGTAGTAGCTCGTCCACTCTTTTGGCGGTATGTCGTGATATCTCATAAAAAATAAAGAGAGCCCGCAGCTTTCGCCACGAACCCTCTCGGTTCCTCCTTTACTTTCTGTCCGTAAAGCCTCTTTTGATCTCATGGAGACCATCGTTCATTGCTCTGGAAAGCGGCGCTACACCGCCAGCCTCGCAGATCGACCAGTATACCGTCGTACCAATCGTTCCCAGAAACGTCAGGCAGCTGATGCCAAACTTCGCCCACTCAATGCGCCGTGCCTTCGCAGCCTTCTCCTGATCGTTGATGACCTCCTGGCCCTTCCGTCGTTCCTCATCCTCTTTCAGGTTCTGGTTGCTCTCCTGCTCGTCGCTCTTGAGCTGCATGTCGTACAGCTGCAATGCCATCTTCGCCGTGTTCGTGTACTCGTCCGTACCCGGTTTCAAGTCCTTGAGACTCTCCAGCGATTGCTTTGCCGCTTCCTTCAGCAATTCTTTGTTTTCGTAGTTTTCCATTTTGATTTTCTCCTTTACAAAGTAATTAGAGTTTCCTCCATTAAGCACCATGTTTTTCTCGCGTCAGGTCCAGTTTGTGCACCCGCAGTATGATGTACTTGTCGCCTTCAAAATTCTTCACCTCCTCATCCAGGCTCAGGCTCAGGTAGGGCCAGTCCGGGTTATCTTCATCGCCGATCAACAGCTCGCCCACCTCGTAAATATCACGGTAATGGAACCAGCGGTAGAGTGCCATCCCGAAAAGTAGGCCCAGAATGATAGCAGCGAATAGGACAGCGTAGTAGATGTACAGCATTTTGATTTTCTCCTTTTTAATAATGTAGTTGATAAAACGGTCTTCTGCGTGATGAAAAATAAAGAGCCTACGATTTCTCGTAAGCTCTCTACACCTTAGATGTCGTTGCGAATCAGGAATAAGTCACCACGGCTGCAAGTAGCCCGTACAATTCTATTCGCCCGAATCAACGCAATCGCATTGGCGTAAGCTCCGCGTGCTGTCTGAGCGCTCTTATACTCGCCTGCATCAATGTACATAACTTTCTGATTGCTCTCAATAAACACCCGGATCTTATCCATCGCGTTCACATAGCCTCGGTCGTAATTTACCTTTACTCGTTTGCCCATAATTTCAATCTCCTTTATTCATATTCGGAAGACATCCTTCCGTAAAGCACAAAGAAAATTTCGCGTTGAATCGTAACAGTCTATTCTAGAATAGAAAAAGAAAAGAGCTCAAGTTTCCTTGAGCCCGTTTTCCGGTCAGAATCCATTAGCGGATACCACACCGAACATCGTTCAGCATGAGGAATTCTTCGCCCTCATTCCAACCCGCATACTTGTCGTTGGACGACTCGTTAAATGCGGTCATAATAGAGTTCATCATTTCCTCAAAACTTTCAACAATATTCTTCAGCATAGTAAATACCTCCTAAAATTTGTTATTTCTTTCCATAATAGAAGGTGTATTTTTTCGCGCCGGAAAATAAAAAAGAAGAATGCTTGAGTTTTCAATCCCAAGTCATTGGATGAGTACCGTTTATTTTATGGAACGTTTCATTCCGTACTCGCATCGATGCCTATTTAAGTTGTCACAACTACCAATTATTCATTGGCTGACCAACACCCTTTATTCTTCCATAAAGGACCATGTATTTTTCGCGTCATCCACGCTCAATACTCAATGTCCAGAAGAATTTGCGGTATTGCTCATAATAACTTTCTCGGCAGCAGGGGCAGCCATGAATTCGCAGCACATCATACGGAACACATTCCGTCGCTCCTTTTAATACATAGGGTGCGATTGCCGGAGAAATATCTTTCAAGCAGTGTTCTATAAGGCTAATCCGCTTGCTGAAGAATGCCCTGGCAATGGCGGTCTGTTCTGTGGGGTTCGATTCACGGCTTCCTTTGACAGTATACGTCCGAAGTTCTTCTGGTTTTGCTTTCCAGGCATCCAGCATGACCAAGGCATCTTTCCATTCAGGATACTGCAAGCAGAAATGTTTAAGCTCATAGTATCGGTGCTTTGAAATATAATACGGATTCTTTTCAGATAGTTCAACGTGTGCCATCTTTACCCCTCCACAAAAATCCAGTTTGCTCATAAAGAGCTTTTGGCGAGATGTAAAAATTGATACGTCCGAACTTAGAGTTCATTTCTTTTAAGTCGGTAATTTTCTTGCCGTCCCTGGTTGCTGTTCCGATAGGCAGCCATCCAGAAATAATCCCCGCTCGCACCCACGATGGGTCACGTCCGTATACTTTTGCGGCAACTCGTACAGGTACTGATCCTGTTGGAAAAATAAGGTCATTCATAGAGCTTTCCTCCTAAAAATCTCTAAGGACATCTTACTACGTCCTCTATGCGCATTTTAGAGAAGAAAGCGGGGCAGTGCGTGATGCTTTTTATTTTTTCAATGATGAACCATTGACAATCATCGTAGTATCGTTTAAGCTAGAATAGAATTCAGAGCCAAAAAGGAGGTATTTTTAGTGCTTATAACCTGTCCAGAGTGTGAATTGCAAATTTCTGATAAGGCACTTGTATGCCCTCATTGCGGTTTTCCACTCAAGAAGAATGCTCAAGTGTATCCTAGAAAAGCAAATAAACGTCGTAGGCTGCCAAATGGATTCGGACAGATTTCAGAAATCAAGGGGCGCAATCTACGAAAGCCGTTCAGAGTTTTAGTAACCGTAGACAAAGGATTAGATGGGAAACCAATCTGTAAGCCGCTTCAGCCACAGTCTTATTTTGAAACCTACAATGATGCATATTTAGCATTAGTTGAATACAACAAGAATCCATATTCCATCGAGAAAAATATTACCATGGATGAATTGTATCAGGCATGGCTGAAGGAATACAGGACGCATGTTGGAGAGAAGATGATAGAAAAGACTGAGTGTTGCTGGCGGTATGTTCGCAAAATTCACAATATGAAATTACAGCAAGTTCGTATTCCACAACTCAAGCTCGCACTCGACGAGGCAACAACCTATAAAAGTGGCAACGAAGTAGAACTTCCTCGTTCAGCTAAAGGCAGAATCAAAAGCCTGTTCAATCTCATGTTTGACTATGCAGTAGAGAACGAGCTTGTTCCGCAAAATTATGCAAGGTCTTTTGCTCTTTCCAGATCAGATCAAGAAGAAACAGCTAGAGTGGACAAAAGTCACATCCTATATTCAGACGAAGAGGTTGAACTGATTTGGGGCGCTCTCCCGGTCTATCCATATCTTGATATTACTTTAATTCAATTTTATTCTGGTTGGCGGCCCAATGAACTTTTGAGCATGAAACTAGAAGATGTTGATTTAGAGAACAAAACATTTCATGGGGGCTCCAAAACTGTCGCAGGTAAAAATCGTATTGTGCCAATTCATTCCAAAATATTCCATTTTGTCGAACAGCACTATAATGAAGCTGTTGCCGCAGGGAGCGAATATGTATTTCAATCAGATACCCAACCTGGTAAGGCATATACATACGATCGGTATTATGTTCGACTTATAGAAGCACGCGATGCCTTGGGGCTAGATAAAAGTCATCGCCCCCATGATGGTCGTGTTCAGTTCGCAACCATGGCAAAGAAAGCTAAAATGGATCAATATGCACTAAAGAAAATTCTCGGTCACTATATCGACGACGTGACCGAGAAGTATTATATAAAACCTGGGATGGACTGGCTCCGAAACGAAATCGAAAAGATCAAATGATGTACTCCTCAAAAAATTAGTATAGGATTATTGTGTAGGCAGATATAGGAATATCGTATATGAATAATGTAGGAGTAATGTGCGAGTTGTGTGCGTCAAGCCACTACTTTCGGCATTCAATCACGTTCAAATACATCATGGATTCGCATTTTATTCGATGCTTCGTATTACTTCAGCTCTTCCAGAAGGGTCTTGAACCGTTCCTCAAAGTCGCCCCGGTACTTGGTGCCCGCCACAAGGCTGGCCATATCCAGCGCCAGCAGCCGCCGCCCCTGCAGCATCCGGGGCACGTTCCGGCTGGCGATGCGCTGGGCAAGGCCCTCGGCAAGGGCCGTTTTGCCCACGCCCGGCTCCCCCACCAGACAGGGGTTGTTCTTCTGGCGGCGGCACAGGATCTCCACCATGCGGTCCAGCTCGGCATCCCGGCAGAACACCGGGTCCAGTTCTCCGTCCAGCGCGCGGCGGGTCAGGTCGCGGCAATATTTATCGCTGGCA